CCGCTCCGCTACGATCGCGTCAACCAGGGCCTTCGCGGTCTCGTCGTTGGTGCTCTGGTAATAGTTGGCGATCTTGGAGAGCGTCGCCAGGTTGACGCCGGTCTGCTCCTTGAGGCCTTCCAGGAGGGTCCGCTGCGATTCGCTCGCGTAGCGGTAGTTGTTTTTCTTGAAATCGTCGAGGGCCTGGACCAGCTCGGAATTGGGTGCCACGCCCGTGAGGAAGGTCTGCAGGGCGGCCCGGTTGCCCTTCGTCTCCTTGATCCCCGCGCTCGTCAGGTAGGTATTCTGGGCCTGGATGCTGTATTTCTTTCTGTATTCCGCCTCCTGGTCGTAGATGCCCTTGATTTTCTCAAGGTATTCCTTCGCGGCGGCCTCTCTTTCCTTCTGCGACAGCTTCTGATTTTGCATCCTCACCCGGAGGATCGCAAGCTCGTCCTTCATCGCGGATTTCTGCAGCTCAATGGAGTTCATCACCTCAAACTCCGCATCTTTCATGGACGCGAGCTGCTTGGCCTCGCGGAACGAATCAGCGAGGCGCTTTCCGAGGTTGGAGAAATCCGTCGAGTTGATGGCGGCGACAAACGTGTTCCAGGCGCCCTTCATGCCGGCCATCGTCCGGTCCCATACGTCGCCGAGGCGCTGGGACGTGTGAGCGAACTTGTCCGCCATAGCGACAGCGCCGGCCGCGATCGCGGCCCACGCTGCGAGGGCTCCGACCTTGAGCCCCTTTATTTTTCCGAGGAGACCGCCGGACCCGGAGACCTGCTCACCGGCCTGCTTCATCCCCTTGTCAAATTCGTCCTTCTTGAGGCCGAGCTTGACCCATAAATCGCCTATCTTCATAGCTCACCAAACACTTCCTTGAATATCCTGTCGAGCTCCGCCTGTTCCTCCGGGGTGACATGGCAGCTCTCTCTCATTGCGTTCGCTTCCTCGGCGGTCATTTCCTCCCACGGGAAGCGTATGTATTGACGAGGCGTCCGCGCCTTCATCCCCTTGATGTACGGATTCATCGCATAGAGGTTGAAGCAAACCCACCGCGCGATCTCCATGCGATCCTTGTAGGCCTCGTCGTGTCCTTCATGCAGCATCCGGTACTCCCGAAACGACGTCAGGCCGGCCTCTCTCTCCGTCTTTCCGCACCTCCCTACGAGAAACTTTTCAATGGGTGCGTAATCCGGTAAAGCAAGGACCTCTTTTTTTTTTCAATCTTTGCTGCCTCTTTTGCGCTCTCGCGGCTTTTCTTCTCCTCTTTGAGTAGTTCGTCAGGCCGCTTGCCGGTAAGCGCAGAAACGGAAAATTTGACCGCGGCGGCAAATCCGTCCGGATCGGCGGCCATCCAGCCGTGGAAATCGCCACGCTTGTGCGGGAAATCCTCCGCCGTGCCGTGGCCGTCCAGCTCCCAGGCGTTGAGCGCTGCGAAGTACATGATGTCCGCGTAGCGCTCCATGACCTCCAGCCAGCCGGCGTCCGCCGCGAGCTCCGGGAGGGCTGCGACGCTGTCCTGGTATATTGACAAGCGGGGGGTGAAAAGCAGATCCACCTTCACCCCCTCGCTGATCTCAACTTGTTTCCGGACGGGCACCATACTACGTGAGCGAAGGATAGTGGGTCAGTTCTCCGTCCACGGTCAGTGACACGCTGCGGGTGCTCACGGCGCCGAAATCGTTGGTGTCGCCGATGGCGGTCACGACGGCCTCGCCTACCTCGCCGTCGCTGGGCGCGGGCGTCGTGTCCGTGCTCAACTGGCCGACAAAGAATTTGACCTTCGTGCCGTTGTAGAGGCCCTTCAGGACCTCCTGCTGGGCGCTGTCGCTGTTGTCGGCGAAAATCGTGGCCTCGATGGTTGCGCCCTTCTTCCCGCCGATGAACTGCGCCCAATCGGTGGACTTGTCGGAGACCTCGATGGCCTCCTGGGTGCGGTTCACGGAATTGCTCTGCTCGCCGGTCAGCCAGGTGTAGGTCGTCGCCGTCCCGATCTTGACATAGAATTTGTTCTTGTTTCCGAGAATTGCAGACATAGTTGTATGTGTTTATTCGTTGTTTTCTTGCGTTTCGTCCGCCGTGGTCTCGTCGTCGGTCTTGACGCGCTCAACCCAGGCGTTGAAGCCCTGGAGCAGGCGGTAGATGATCTTGGCCGTGTCCGCGGTCTCCGTCAGGTCCTGCAGCTGGTCCGGGACGATCCCCACGAGGCGCCAGCCCTCCGGGAGCTCGAAGCCCTCCGAGGTGAGGAGCCGGACGTTGTCCTCGTTCATCTGGGTCGTGGCCGCGAGCGAGGCGTTGCCGATGCTCTCCACGGTGAAGGAAAGCTGGCGCAGCTGGCCCTCCTTGTCCAGGCGCTCCCCCTCCGTGATCGTGTGGACCTCGACGCGGGGGTAGCCGGCCGTCTTTCCGACCCGGACGCCGGTGCGCTCAAGGCGGGAGACGACGGCCGCGTAAAACGGGCCGTATGCGCTCTCGTGATACAGGGGCCTCCTGGCGAACAGTCTGCTAAAAAATGACATTGATCGTTACTTGGTTGCTTTCCGCACGGCATCCCGCACGGCGTTTACAATCTTGTTTGTGTGCTTCTTCACGGCCGGTCCGAAAAACGGGTGCGGCTGCGTCCCTGCCTGTGCGATCCGCTTGGCTATTGCCCAGCCGAGGGAGTTGGCCGCCTTCCAGTCGTCAAGGTGGAATTTCTTGTACACCCAGGCCCCGATCTCGTCCGGCGGTGGCATCTTTCCGGAGCGCCGCCCGTACTCGACGTATGCCGCATAGCCGGAATTGCGGTTGGTGGTGTCAAAGAAGCCCGCGGTGATGTCGTCCTTCTTGCGCTCAACGTGTCCGCTCTTGCGGAGCAGGCCGGTGACGACGGAGGTGTTTTCACGGAGGTTGGCCTTGGCGTCGTTTATCATCTCCTGGGCTCCGGTGACGATCCCCGTCATGGCTGCCTCGACAACGGCCTTGTCGCACTTGTCGAGCGCTTTCAGGAAGCGGTCGATGCCTTCGAGCTCGATGGACCCGTTGTCCGTCATGGCTGCGCCGGCGGCGCCTCCTGCACCGGATCGTCCACCTGATACCAGCCGCTCACCCTCACGATCCGCCCCCGGTTGTCGAGGACCTCCGGAAGCGGAAAGTGGATGGAGTGGCCGCGCCAGGTGATGCCGTCAAACTTCACCCCAGGAAGGCGGAACTCAATGTCAACGCCAACGACGTCGGCCTGCTGGAAGGTGAGCATGGTTTTCGTCGAGCTCATCTGCCGAACCTCCGCATACAATTCCAGGACGACCTCCGGCTCGCCGATCGCGGCGTGCCCGAACTGATCGTACACGGCCTGCGACCGGGTGAGCTGGATTAGGTCGTTGTAGCGCCTGGCGCCCCTGGGACTGCGCATCGTCATTGTCTTGCCTCCGATAGGATTGCGTTCAACTCCTTCGTTTCCGCGCCGTCATAGTCTGCCGTCGCGTAGCGAAGCACGGTGTGATAGAGGGCCTCGCGGTCCCCCTCCGTCGGCTTGGTGGTGTAGGTGATCGTCACGGCGATCTCCCGCCGGAACAGCTGCACGCGCCCTCCGGGGAGGGGATCGAAGCGCACGAACTCGCCCGCCGCGTCCGTACATCCGCTGATGTCTCCCCCGCCCATGTACAGGCGCACGATCCCGGAGCCTGCCGGCACCTCCGCGGTCAGCCGCAGGGTCGTCTCCAGGAATGGCCTGTCGGCGTATTCCTGGACACGCAGCGCAGCGTTCCGCAGGATGCGCTGGAGCATCGCGTCCCGGCTGTCGTCGGGGATGCTGGCGTACTGTTTCAAGTCCTCCAGCATCCCGCGGCAGAAGCCGTCCTCAACGTGTATGACCTCAAGACGGGGCATCGGTCAGGCGACTAAACGGTGTTCGGGTGGGTCTCGATCTGGCCGTCGTCGTTGACGGTGCCGGCGAGCTTCGTGAGCGGGCCCTCGGCGGTCACGGAGGCGAGCTCGGTGCTGATCGCGTCGATGAAGATGAGGCCCTTCGTGTCGGCGGACTTGACCAGGACCTGCAGGCCCTTGCGGAGGTACACGTCCCAGCCGTCGAGCTTCGCGTTGCGGACGATCTCCAGCTCGTAGGTCGGGCGCTCCTTGATGGTGACGGCGGAGGTGTCGGCCAGGAGCATGTCGCCGTCGCTGACGTTGCCGTCCGGGATGATACGCACGCCCTGGATGGTGAGCTCCTCGCGGTCGTCCCAGATGGAGCGGCCGTTCAGGTCCTTGAGGCCGTTCAGGGTCGCGTAGTCGGCCCAGCTCATGAAGGCGACGTTCAGGTTGTAGCCGTACTTGGCTGCCTGGAGCTTCGCGTCCTTGATGAGGTCGGCGATGGTCGCGTCCTGATAGGTGCCGATGCCGGAGAAGGCGGTGGCGACGGATTTCAGGCCATAGATTTTCTTCTTGGTGGTGCTGTTGGTGTCAGCGCCGGCGCCGGAATAGATTTCCTTGTTGGCAAATTCGCGCATCTTTTCCTGCGCCTTGCCACGGGCCCAGTCGTACAGGGTGGTGAAGAAATCCGTCACCTCGCTGGACACGAGAAGATGGGCGCCGAACTTGGAAATTTTGCGCGTGGATTCCGCGGCCGCGGCGTTGCCGTCGGGCAGGGCGGCGAGCTCGTCCACGTAGTCGGTCTGGTCGGTGTAGGTGCCGTCCAGCCAATGGATGAACAGGGCGTTGACGTTCTCCTTGCGGAAAACCTCGTAGAAGGGGTTGGGGAGGGCGCGGGCGCCGGAAATCTGGGCGTCAAGGGCTCCGCCCCAGGCAACGCGGGTGATGTCGCCGGCCACGGTGATGTCGTAGTCGGTCTTGCGCTCGAAATCGAACTCAAACTTCATCGAGCCGTTCTGGTTGCCGGACTTGATGAGGGCCTCGATGTCGTCCTTGTGCTCCTCGACGGCGGCCTTGAAAGCGCCGATGAAGGTCTCACGGGCCTTCTCCTGGAGGCGCTCCTTGAGGTCGTCGATGGTCAGCTGCTGGGCCTTGACGGTCTCGTCGAGCTTGTCGATGCTCTTTTCCTGGGCATCGATCTGCTCCTGCTTGGCCCTGATCTCCTCGATCTTGGCCTTCAGTTCTGCGGACACCTTTTCGGTGGCCGCCTTCTCGATGCTCTCGCGCATCGCTTTGATCTCTTCAGGGGTCATAGTTGTTTGGGGTTTGGGGTTGTTGATGTGATGATTCGGG